CGGATCCAAAAATCCAAGACGGAACTATGGATTGGAATTATTTTAGATTATTATTTAGGTATACCGATTCTGTAGCCACATACACAGATAATACTGTAGGCTTTAAAGTGGCAAGATACTTTTACAGCACTGGTTGGACGGAAAATGGAGCAGAATTTTCAGGTTCAGGTATGGATGGTGCTAGAGGACCTAGATGGGCGGTTTCACCTTGGGTCACAACAGGAGGAACTGACGTTCCCGGTATAGGTTTAAAATATTTTAATAACAATTCTCATACTCGTGGTGTTAGAGTTCATGCTATTTACATACAGTATAAATCATAATTATGTTTACATTTAATAAAAACTACAAAGTAGCATACGGTAATAAAAGGTTTGAACAAGACCCTTTGTATCCAGCAGATTTGCCTGAAGGCCATGAACATTACAACATTCCTTTATATACATTATGGGGTATGACACTAGAAGAGGCTACTGAGATAAGTAGTACTGAAAAGTGGAAACAAATAAGAGCATATAGAGATAATCTTCTAAGTGAAACAGATTGGTGGGCAGTTCAAGATAGAACTATATCTACTGATCAACAAAATTATAGACAATCATTAAGGGACATAACTAATGAAAGTAATCCAAACGATATAGTTTGGCCTACTAAACCTGATTAATTTAAATAAATGGCATTAACTAAAGTAAAACTTATATCAGACGGGGTAATAGTCCAGGGTAATTTACACTCAAGCCACGGTATAACTACCGCTCATATTGCTGAGGGTACTAGTAGTGATAGTGGTTTGTACTATACAAATGCTAGAGTTGATTCTAGAATAGCTGCAGCAAGTACAAGTGATTTATCAGAAGGAACTAACTTATATTATACAGATGCAAGGGCTGACGCAAGGGTTGCTTTAATAGTCGACTCGTCACCTGCAACTCTTAATACACTTAATGAATTAGCTGCTGCTCTTGGAGATGATCCAAACTTTGCAACAACGACTGCGAATAGCATTGGAACTAAACTTCCTTTGGCTGGTGGGAATTTAACTGGTAATCTTGGAATTGCTGACAACAAGTATATAACATTTGGTACTTATTGTAAAATTGGTGAAGATATAGACAACCTAGATGCTTTAACTATTGAGGGGCATCACACGGAATCTATGTATTTCACAAACAGTGAGAATAATATAGAAAGATTAGTGTTGACTGGAACAGGTTCTGCGACTTTTGCAGGGAACGTAACTGCTGTAAGGGGATTTTTTAATTCAGGAGCAACTAATGTTGTTGCAACTTTTACAAGTACAGATGGTACAGCAACTTTACAATGTGCAGATCCTACTGGAAATGTAGAGTTTGGAGCATCAGGAAATAACTTTGTAGTACAGCCTGCGGGTGGTGTTGCTCAATTAACAGTGGGATCATCAACTTCAACTTTTGCAGGAAATATTAGGACAGGTACTTCCACATTAACTGCTAATACTAATTTTGATAATTTAGTTATTGAAGGTTCTGCACACACAGGAATAACAATATTCTCAGGTACATCTTCAGATGGTGGTATTTATTTTGGGGATTCTGGTGCTAATAATTTAGGTCAAATAAAATATTTACATAGTTCAAATGCTATGACATTTGCAACCAATGATGGTTCTCCTTCTTTAACTTTAGACAGTTCACAAAACGCATCTTTTTCAGGAGATGTAAGTCAAAGTAGTGCTTCTAAAAGTTTAAAGTATTGGAGAAGATTATGGACTGATGCTAATAACGACTGGGGTTTAAATAACAATGCTGGTTCTGCAGTAATTTCTGTATCAGGTATGGGTACACCTTCAACAAGTCTAACAACTTTTGCAGGTCAAGTAAAAACAAACTTAGGAACAGCAATATCATACGCTGCTGGTGACGAGACAGTGGCAGCACATGAACATGAAGAAATACAAGTCGACAGTGATAATCAATATAAAAGAATGGGTGCTATCACTGTATCTAAATACGGAACAATAAGTGTCAAGTGGGAAAGTTATATTGTCAGTGGCGCTTATTACTGGAGTTGGGCAATAGCAAGAAACAATGGTACGACTGTTAGTGCTGTTACACCTAGTAATATTTTAAAAAGTGGAGGGTTCTCGACTGCTCATCCAAATGGACTAGCAAGTGGTGTTACTTCGTCTGTTCATGCGATGAGACAGTATGATGTAGATATTGCAGATGTAATACCAGGTGATCAAATAGAATTATGGATGCGATCTTCTACGCATGGTGGAGCACAAGTTACCGGTGTGGGTCAACAATTAAGGGCTAAGAAAATTAGAATATCTTCAACAACCCCAACTGTTGAATCTAATGCTTATTTTCACGGAACAACAACTCTTACGGATGTTGCTGGTGATGAAAGATACGGTGGTGAAAGCTGGAGTAAGTATTTAACTTTTGATGCAGCTGATTCTGGTGGTGGGGGAATGGTATGGAGCAAGCAATCAAACTCTTGGAATAGAGGTATTTTATCTAATCATGGAGACTTACAAATTGTTCGATCAAGTGAAGATAATAATAGTGGAACGATTGTTAAAGATTTAATTATATCAAACACTGGAAACTCAACTTTTGCGGGCAGCATTGGGATTGGCATGGCACCATCTACTGATGCTAAGCTTGAAATTTTAAATGGTAATATAAGAGTAAGAGGTTCTTCAGCCAATTCAATAATGTTAAGTACTACTGCTGGCGCTACAAGAGCTGCGCTTGGAAATTATGGTAACGAAGGTGATTTATCTTTATGGAGATCTAACAATGCTAAATACATTTATTTAAGTTCTTATTATGATAGTTATATAAATCCAGATGGAGGATCTCTTTTTATTGGAGGAACAGCTAATTTAGGGTATAACTCACATAATGTCGTAAAAAATGGTTCACAGTCGTATGCTTTAATTGTTAGGAATTCAAACACAACAACTACTAATAATAGTTCAATTCAATTAAATGTGGCTGCTACAGGAAGTAATGGCTATTTTATGATTTGTAGACAAGGAGACCCAAATAGTGGAACAAATAGGTTGTGGATTAATACTAATGGAAATGTACAAAATGTTAATAATTCTTATGGTGCAATCTCTGATGAAAGAAAGAAAGAAAATATTGTAGATGCTACGCCAAAATTAGATAAACTAATGGGTGTTAAAGTTAGAAACTTTAATTTAATAGGAGAAGAAACAAAACAAATTGGGGTTGTAGCTCAAGAGTTAGAAGAAGTATTTCCAGGTATGATCTCAGAATCAAAATATCCAGATTCTAAAGATGAAACACTATATAAGTCGGTAAAATACTCTGTATTCGTTCCAATGCTTATAAAAGCAATACAAGAACTAAAATCAGATAATGATAGCTTAAAAGCTAGGATAGAAACATTAGAAAATAATTAATAAATGGCAAACACTAAAGTAACAGGTGATTTAATAGCGAGCTCAACGATAGCTACAGGGAATATAGCGGATAATGCTGTCACTAGTACTAAAATTAGTGGGATTACAACTGCACATATTGCTGAAGGTTCAAATCTGTACTATACGAATGCTAGAGCTGATGCCAGAATAACTGCTGCAACAACTAGTGATTTAACAGAGGGTACAAACCTTTACTATACTGATGCTAGAGCAGATGCTAGAGCGGCTTTATTAGTTGATTCAGCACCTAGTACTTTAAATACATTAAATGAGTTAGCTGCAGCATTGGGCGATGACCCTAATTTTGCAACAACAGTTACAAATTCAATAGCTACTAAACTCCCTTTAGCTGGTGGTACATTAACTGGTAATTTAAACGCTAAAAATATTTTATTTGCAACTTCAGCTTTACCCGCGGCAAATAATCCAGGGATTAATTTAAGAGATACAAATAATGAATTTTACATACAATCTGGTTCTGCTCATGTCTTTAATTTTATAAGATACGATAATAGAAACAGTATGATGAATATTGAATCTACTGGTATTAACGTGACTGGAGCTGGGAGTTTTACAGGTATAGTAACTGGATCAAAATTAGTATCGTTAGATGGAATACTAGAATTAGATGACAATGGAACTCACAACGGTATAATAAATTCACCAGCATCACTAAGGGTCAATATAGACAGTGATAGTGGTTCAGGAGCTGGAGAATCATTTATAGTTGGACATAATCAAACAGCTATAGATAATAACAATGTATTACTTAAAGTACAAGATAATGGTAAAGTTGGGATTAATGATAATGATCCTGTAAATGCACTTGAAGTTAAAGGAACGTTTGCCGCACCTTTAACAACTGGTAGTGCTCAAAATGGTATTGCAAGATTTAGTCAAACTGCTGGTGCTGGTAGTTTAGACATTGGTTTTGGTGATCCTTATAGTTGGTTGCAATCAAGATCTTCGTCAAGTTATGCCACAAATTATAACTTAGTTTTACAACCTAACGGCGGCAACGTCGGGATCGGAACGACTTCGCCTAGTGATAAACTTCAAATTGTACAAGGACATAGCATTTTAGTTGGTGATTATTTTCAGTTAGGATCTGGTAGCGCTAGTATAATGGGTGCTTTGGGTTGGAATAGAGACACAACTAATGGAGTTATTTATAACACTAATTTTGGAGCTTTTCAAATGCATAATAATGAAGGAAAACTTTGTTTGCAAGGTTATAACTCAAATGGGGCTAATCAATTCCAACATGAGTTTTATAATAATGGAGATATATATTTTGAAGGCAATGTTTTAATTGGAACTACTAGTATAGAAAACCCTCGTGGTTTAGCTCAAGCTCTAGAAATTGAAGCCGGATCACCTGTCGGTATAATTCTTAATGATTCAAGAGATACTCATCCAATGGGTATTGAGAACGCTGGAGCTGTTATGAATTTTACATACAACACATCTCCTTTAATGACAATTTTAGCTGGCGGCAATGTCGGGATCGGAAATACTTCGCCTGCACAGCAATTAGATATATTATATCCAAGTTATATAGGAAAAGATACTGTTGAAGGGATTATAAGACTAACAGGCCAGAGTAATACAGAAAATGCAGCAGGTATATTATCAGCAGGAGTAGCCTTAGAGTTTTACAATAAATGGACTGGTGGAGCTGCTTATTCTATGGGTAGAATATCAGGAAGAGGTGAACAAGGTTATGATGGTGGACTTCAGTTTGACGTAGGAACAAATACTGCTCCAGGACAAAGTGGTTTTACAACTGCAATGACCATTAATGCTGATGCAAAAGTCGGGATCGGGACGAGTTCGCCTGGAGGTAGTAAATTAACGGTATCAGATGGTACAGCCGGATATGCTACTACAGCATTAATACAAGTTAAAAGAAATGCTGCAAATGGCAATGATACTACTTCTAAAGCAGGGATATTACTTGTTAATAATAGTAACGGTTTTGAGATTGCTTATGGTGGTACAACAGATAGATTAAGGATTCTTGATGGTGGTGCTGTAGAAAGATTTACTATTTTAAATGGCGGAAACGTCGGGATCGGGGAGACTGTTCCTACTCAAAAACTAGATGTAAATGGCCTTGTAAAACACAAAGGTTTAGATATGACAGCTGGTGTTCAAGTTGATCAAACAACTTCAATTTCAGTATCTTTAAGTGGAGCCGCTGGATCATGGAATGAAACAGGAATAGATGGTACAGACATAGGGAGTAATGGTTCTTATGTGATTCAAGTTTACAGTAACACACAAGGTGCTGGAGCTAGTAACTATTCAATGTATTGGACAGGAACTATGTCTTGGTACGCTTTTGGAACAAACTCTGGTAACACTAGTGAAATATATTTAAATAGTGCGGGGCATTATAGAGGTATGGACTTAGAATTAAGAACAATATCAAGTGGTAATGGTAATAATCCACCTAGTATGAGAATTAATTTCAAATCAAACCAAACTTTAACAGGGCATGCGGTCGTTTTCAAATTTAGAAGATTAATGTAAAATAAAACAAATATACAAACTAAAAAATAAAAATAAACAATCATGGCAGTAACTTACAAATGGACAATCAACCAAATGAATACACATATTCAAGCGGAAGGTCAAGACAACGTAATCTATACAGTTCACTGGAGTTATTCAGGTTCTGAAGAGATTAGTAGTAAAAATTATCAAGCTTCAATGATTGGAGCTCAGAGCTTCTCTTATTCAGAAGGAGATTCTTTCACCGCTTATGCTGATACTGAAGTATTTCAGAATATAGTAATAGGTTGGTTAGAAGATGCATTAGATGTAGATACTATGAAAGCTAGTCTTGCATCTCAAATACAACTACAAGCAACACCAGTTTCACAGGATAAATATTTCACATGGAATACTCCAGAGGTAGAAGTTGGAGAATAATTAGAAATTAACCAAAACAAGTGATAATAAATTATAACCCAAACAATTAAATTAAATTTTTAAAAATTAGATTATGGAAAACCAAGAAAACAAAATTAGTAAAGAACAATTAGAGGAATTACAAGGCTACGTTGGAAAACTTAACAATGCAGCTTCTCAAATTGGAAACCTAGAGTTAAAGAAACACCAGCTTCAACATTCCGCTGCAGAAGTTCAAACAGATTTGAACAAAATGCAAGCAAAACTAGAGGAAAAATACGGTAAAATTGAGATTGATATTCAGACAGGAGACTATAAAGCTATTGTAGAAGAATCAGAAGAAGCTGTAGTTCCTGAAGTATTAAGTAAAGCATAGTGAATCTTGTGCGTAAAATAAGTATCGGTAGAGATTATAAAAACGATGCGATGCACTACTCTGTTGGACAAGAGGTTTATGGAGGTCATACGATTTGTAATATAGTGGAAGAAGAAACTAAGTTTTCTGTCTATATTAAAAAGAAAGACGAAATACTACCTTGGAAGGACTTCAATAAGAACATGGCAATAGCTGTGGAATACAACCTGGAATATTGATGCAAAGCATATTCAATTTTATTATCGAGCCTATAGGAGGAAGATACGACAATAAAAGAAAAGTTGGTGATAAGGAGCTCATTATAAACACTGAGCTCCAGAATCATAACTTTGTTAATAGAAAAGCTAAAGTAGTATCTATCCCTAAAGCTGTTAAAACACATATAGAAATAGGTGACGAAGTTATTGTACATCATAATATATTTAGAAGATACCACGATGTAAAAGGTATCGAAAAGAATTCTAAAAGTTATTATAAAGAAGATCTATATTTTGCATGGCCAGATCAGGTGTATTTATATAAACGTAAAGATAAATGGGTGGCTAACGATGGTTACTGTTTTGTTAAACCTATATATTCAAAAAGCATTTTTAATGCTGACAAAGAACAACCTCTTATTGGTATTGTTAAGTTTTTAGATAATAATACTAGTTACATAAAAAAGAATGACCTAGTTGGCTTTGTACCAACAAGTGAATTTGAATTCGTTATAGATAACGAGAGAATGTATAGAGTGAGAATCCAATCAATTACAATCAAATATGAATATAAAGGAGACGAAAAAGAGTATAATCCAAGCTGGGCATAAAGCTGTAGAGGAACTTATTAAAGTTGCTAAAGAAGCTATTGTAGATTCTGGTGATGACATAACTGCTGATCGTTTGAAAAATGCTGCTGCAACTAAAAAACTAGCTATATTTGATGCTTTTGAAATTCTTAATAGAATTAAAGAGGAAGAGGATATGTTAAATGATAAACCTAAAGAAGAGAAAGTTATTGAAGCTTTTAGTGGTTTTGCAGAAAAAAGATCTAAATAATGTACGAACAAGATCTATATAAGATTATAGAACCTGTTAAAATAAACACCATTAAAAGATTAAATAAATCTAAAAAATGGGAGTATGGCTATAATAAAGAAAATGATATTATAGTTATTAGTAAGACAGGTCAAATTGGAGACATATACGAAATACAAAATCTAAAGATAGCATTACCTAAAGAAGTTAATGTTTTTAAAGGAAATGATAAATGGGAGAAACAAGAGTATCCTAAGTCTCTTTCTAAAGTAAAAACAATATTCGACTGGAAAGAATATCCAGATGATTTTAAAGAAAAATGGCATGCATATATTGATCAAGAGTTTTCCAGGCGTCACGAGGGCTTTTGGTTTTATAACAAGGGTAAAGCTACTTATATTACTGGCACTCATTACATGTACCTGCAATGGTCCAAGATTGATGTTGGGCAGCCAGATTTTAGAGAAGCAAATAGATTATTCTACTTATTCTGGGAAGCTTGCAAAGCAGATAGACGATGTTATGGAATGTGCTACCTCAAAAACAGACGGTCTGGTTTTTCATTCATGGCATCTGGAGAAGCTGTCAACCTTGCCACTATCTCTAGTGATGCTAGATACGGTGTCTTATCAAAGTCTGGGGCTGATGCGAAGAAAATGTTTACTGATAAAATCGTGCCAATTTCAATCAACTACCCTTTCTTTTTTAAACCAATCCAAGATGGTATGGACCGTCCCAAAACTGAACTAGCTTATAGAGTTCCAGCGAGTAGGTTTACAAGAAGAAAAATAGATAGTACAGATAGACTAGAAGAAATAAAAGGTTTAGATACAACTATAGATTGGAAAAATACAGGTGATAACTCTTATGATGGTGAAAAACTAGCTTTACTAGTACACGATGAAGCTGGCAAATGGGAAAGACCTGATAATATATTAAACAACTGGAGAGTAACAAAAACAACGTTAAGATTAGGTAGTAGAATAATTGGTAAGTGTATGATGGGATCAACATCAAATGCTTTAGACAAAGGAGGAGCAAATTTTAAGAAATTATACAACAATTCAGATGTTACAAAAAGAAACGCCAATGGACAGACTCTGTCAGGATTATATAGTTTGTTTATCCCTATGGAGTGGAACTACGAAGGATTCATTGATATGTATGGAATACCTACGTTCGATACTCCGAAAGAAGAAACTATCGGCCCTCACGGGGATCCAATTGAGATAGGTGTAATAGAACAATGGCAAAATGAAGCAGATGGTTTAAAAAACGATCAAGATGCTTTAAATGAATTTTATAGACAATTTCCAAGAACCGAGGAACACGCTTTCAGAGATGAAGCACAAAATAGTATATTTAACTTAGTTAAGATATACGAACAAATAGATTATAACAACGATTTAAAAAACTCAGCTGGATTAACTCAAGGTAATTTCCAATGGGCTATGGGTAGTAAGGATTCAAAAGTAATATTTTATCCTGATAACAATGGTAGATTTAAAGTAAGCTGGGTCCCACCAGTTCATCTACAAAACAACGTTGCTTTTAAGCATGGTAAAAAAAGTCCTGGTAATGAACACATGGGAGCGTTTGGTTGTGATTCATATGATATATCGGGTACTGTTGATGGAGTTGGATCGAAAGGTGCACTTCATGGGTTAACAAAGTTTTCAATGGAAAACTGTCCACCTAATCAGTTCTTCTTAGAGTATGTGGCGAGACCTCAGACTGCTGAGATTTTCTTTGAAGACGTTCTAATGGCACTTGTATTTTATGGGATGCCTATATTAGCAGAGAATAATAAACCTCGTTTATTGTATTATTTAAAAAGACGTGGTTACAGGGGTTATTCAATGAACAGACCGGATAAGGTTTGGAATAAATTATCTGTCACTGAAAAAGAAATAGGTGGAATACCTAACTCTAGTGAAGATATAAAACAAGCTCACGCAGCAGCAATTGAAATGTATATACAAGATCACGTAGGTTTAAAAAATGACGGGACATATGGTAGCATGTATTTTGATGCTACGTTAAATGATTGGGCAGGGTTTGATATAAACAAAAGAACTAAATATGATGCTGCTATAAGTTCTGGCTTAGCAGTCATGGCTTGTAATAGACATCTATATACACCACACGCATCAATGGAAAAACAAAAATTAAACATAAGCATCTCTAGATATAGTAATAAAGGTGTAACTTCAAAAATAATAGAATAGCATGGCTGAATCAGTTGTAAAAGGTTACTTTCCAAGTCAAATCGCGAGCGATTTAGAAAAGATGAGCCAAGAGTATGGATTGAAGGTTGCTAAGGCTATAGAGTCTGAATGGCTTAAGAGAGATTCAGGAACTAGTAGGTTTTATAGTAACTCTAATGAGTTCCATAGACTAAGGTTGTATTCAAGAGGAGAGCAAAGTATACAAAAATATAAAGATGAATTATCTATTAATGGTGATTTGTCTTACTTAAATTTAGACTGGAAACCAGTACCTATTATACCTAAATTTGTAGATATAGTGGTTAATGGTATATCAGAAAGAGCTTACGATATAAAAGCATTCTCACAAGATCCATATGGTGTTAGTAAGAGAACTAAATACATGGAGTCTTTATTAAGAGACATGCAAACTAAAGAGTTGATTCAATTTGCAGCTGAAAAGTTTGGGGTTAATATGAGAGAAAACCCTGAAGAAGAACTTCCTGATTCTAAGGAAGAACTTGATTTACATATGCAGCTTAACTATAAGCAAGCAGTTGAAATTGCTGAAGAACAAGCAATTAATACTTTATTAGAAGGTAACAAATATGAGTTAGTTAGAAAAAGATTAAATTATGACTTAACAACTATAGGTATTGCAGCGGTTAAAAATTCATTTAACACTTCGGAAGGAGTTAAGGTTGAATACTGTGATCCTGCTAATATGGTATATTCGCACACTGAGTCACCATATTTTGATGATTTATATTATGTTGGGGAAATAAAAACAGTTCATTTGAATGAACTAAAAAAGCAGTTCCCTAATTTAACTAATGAAGATTTAGAAAACATAACTAAACAAGGTGCTACAAACACTGGGTTTAATAGATCAACATCTGAAAACAACAACCTAGATAAAAATACAATACAATTATTATACTTTAATTATAAGACTTATGCAAATGAAGTTTACAAAGTAAAAGAAACTGCAACAGGTGCGAGTAAAATAATAGTAAAAGATGATCAATTTAATCCTCCTGGTTTAGATGAAGTATTAGAAGCTAGATATGGAAAAATGTCTAGATCTATAGAAGTTTTATATGAAGGGGTTTTAGTTTTAGGTACTGAAAAAATACTTAAATGGGAACTTGCTAAAAACATGATGAGACCTAAGAGTGACTACACTAAGGTTAAAATGAATTATAACATAGTTGCTCCTAGAATGTATAAGGGTAGAATAGAATCTTTAGTTAGTAGAATAACTGGGTTTGCAGATATGATACAACTTACTCATTTAAAGCTACAACAAGTAATGTCAAGAATAGTTCCAGATGGTATCTATTTAGATGCTGATGGACTTGCTGAAATTGATTTAGGTAACGGAACAAATTACAATCCTCAGGAAGCATTGAATATGTATTTCCAAACTGGTTCTATATTAGGTAGATCATTTACATCGGAAGGTGATATGAATCCTGGTAAAGTGCCTGTACAAGAAATGAACAGTGGTTCAGGTGGACAAAAGATGCAGACACTTATACAGACTTATAACTACTACATGCAGATGATTCGTGATGCAACTGGTTTAAACGAAGCAAGAGATGGTAGCACACCTGCAAAAGATGCTTTAGTTGGAGTTCAAAAGTTAGCTGCTGCTAATTCAAATACAGCCACTAGACATATACTACAGGCTGGTTTATATTTAACACAAGAAACTGCTGATTCATTATCTCTTAGAATATCTGATATATTAGAATATTCACCAACAAGAGATGCTTTCATACAAGCTATAGGTTCTCACAACGTTGCTGTATTGCAAGAAATGGGTGAGTTACATTTATATGATTTTGGTATATTCATAGAGCTAGCACCTGATGAAGAAGAAAAACAGTTGTTGGAAAACAATATACAAGTTGCTATAGCTCAAAAAATGATAGATTTAGAGGATGCTATTGATCTTAGAAATGTTAAAAACATTAAGCTCGCAAATCAACTACTTAAAATACGTAGAAAAAAGAAAGGAGAAAGAGATCAGCAGATGCAAGAAAGAAACATTCAAGCACAGGCTCAAGCAAATGCTCAAGCACAACAAGTGGCATCTCAAGCTGAGATACAAAAACAACAAGCTCTTATACAAATAGAAACAGCATTAGAACAAACTAAGGCTCAACTTGAATTACAAAAATTACAACAAGAAGTTGCTAGTAAAAAAGAGTTAATGCAGTTAGAATTCCAATTAAATATGCAATTAAAGCAAATGGAGACTCAAGCTGTTAATGGTAAAGAAAAATACAAAGAAGACAGGAAAGATGAAAGAACTAAAATTCAAGCATCTCAACAGTCTGAGTTAATAGATCAAAGAAATAATACTAAGCCACCTAAGAGCTTTGAATCTACAGCTAATGATACTATGGGTGGTATAGATTTAGGTTTAGGAAATGCCTAAAAATTGTTTAATTTTATAATATTATATTTATGTCAGAAGAACTAAAAGAAGCTGTGGAAGAATCTACAGTAGATCAACCAATTGAAGAAGTTGTAGATCAAGAAAAACCCGTTGAAGAAAAACCCGTTGAAGAAAAATTTAAAAATGAGGTTGATGAAGACGGTACGATTAAACTGGATTTAACGAATTTAAATAAAATTCCTAATCCATCTGAGGCAACAGAAGAAGAAAAAGTTGTTGAAGAGCAAGTTGAAGAAGTTGCAGAGAATGTTGTTGAAGAAACACAAGAGGAGCAACCAGCTTTAGAAGAAATTACAAATGAAGAGGTTCAAGAGCAAACAGAACAATTAACAGAAGACATCGTAGAAGCTGTTACTGAAGCTAAAGAATCTGGAGTTGAACTACCCGAGAATATACAGAAAGCTGTAGATTTTATGAATGATACAGGTGGTAGTTTAGAAGACTATGTAAAGCTTAATCAAGACTTTAGTAGTTTACAAGACGATCAACTTTTAAAAGAGTTTTATAAACAAACTAAACCACACTTATCTAATGATGAAATTGATTTCATGATAGATGATAGTTTTAGTTTTGATGAAGAGGAAGATACAGAGAGAGAAGTTAAGAGAAAGAAATTAGCGCTTAAAGAGCAAGTTGCCAGTGCTAAAAGCCACCTAGACGGGCAAAAGTCTAAATATTACGAAGAGATTAAAGCTGGAAGCAGGTTAGCGCCTGAGCAAAAGAAAGCAATTGATTTCTTCAATCGTTACGAAGTGGAATCTGAGGAAAATAACAAGGTACTACAATCTCAGAAATCTATATTTGATCAAAAGACTGAACAAGTCTTCTCTAATGAATTCAAAGGTTTTGAATACAATGTTGGAGAGAAAAAATATAGGTTTAACGTAAAGGATGCTAAAAGTGTAAAAAACACCCAAAGCGACATTAATAATTTTGTTAAGAAGTTTCTTAACGACAAAAATCAAATGAATGACGCAAAAGGTTATCACAAATCATTATTTACAGCAATGAATCCAGACATGGTAGCAAACCATTTTTATGAACAAGGTAAGACAGATGCTATGAAAGATAGTATGGTTAGAGCCAAAAACATAAGTATGGAACCTAGAAAAGGTCATGAAAATGTTATCAAAAGTGGATTTAGTGTGAGAGCAGTGCCAAGTGAAAGTTCTAATGATTACAAAATTAAAATTAGAAAATAACAATTTAAAAAAACAAAAAAATGGCAATAGCAAGTTCAGGTGCCGCTCTAGCGCACCTTACTCCAAGACCCGTAAAAGATCTATTTGGAGACAATTATTTAAGCATTACCGGGAATGACTTTAACTTTACAAAACAATTCTTACCAGAAGTATATGAAAAAGAAGTAGAAAGATACGGAAACCGTACTATCTCTGGATTTTTGAAAATGGTAGGTGCTGAAATGCCTATGGCTTCTGACGAAGTTGTATGGTCTGAACAAGGTAGAATCCACATAGCTTATGACGATGTTGTAGCTACTGATGTTTCTGCAAATTTACTTACTTTTTCTGCTGCTCACCTTATTAACATTGGTGACACTATTATCGTAAGTAAAGGTGGTGTAACATTAAAATGTTACGTATCCGCTGTTCCTTCTACAACTACAATTACTGCTCAACCTTACACTGTCGCTACCATTGCTGGTCTTGGCTCTGATGGTGTTGCTGCTGTAAAAGTATTTGTTTATGGTTCAGAATATAAGAAAGGATCTAGCAATGCTGGAAATACTAAAGATGCTAACTTTACATCTTTTAGCAATAAGCCAATTATTCTAAGAGACAAGTACAGTGTGAATGGTTCTGATACTGCTCAAATTGGGTGGGTTGAAGTAGCTACTGAAGCTGGAACTGGAGGTTACCTTTGGTACTTAAAGTCTGAGCACGAAGCAAGACTAAGATTTGAAGATCAATTAGAAATGGCTATGATTGAAGCTGAGAAAAAAGCTTCTGGATCTGAAATCGTTTCGGCGGGTATTTCTGGATCTGAAGGTTTATTTGCTGCAATTGCATCTAGAGGTTTAGTATTTAACAATGCTGATTTCGGTGGTGCTGAAGCTGCAGATGGTCTAGCTGATTTTGATTTAATTCTACAAGAATTAGACAAGCAAGGATCGATTGAGGAAAACATGTTATTCTTAGATAGAGGTACTTCTCTAGCTATTGACAATATGTTAGCTGCTCAAAATTCTTATGGTTCAGGTGGTACGTCTTACGGTGTTTTTAGTAACAGCGAAGATATGGCACTTAATTTAGGTTTTTCTGGTTTCAGAAGAGGTTCTTATGACTTCTACAAAACTGACTGGAAATATTTAAATGACTCTACTACAAGAGGTTTAGTTGCTGATGTTGAAGGTGTATTTGTTCCTGCTGGAACTTCTACAGTTTACGATCAACAATTAGGTAAAAACATCTCAAGACCATTCCTACACGTTAGATACAGAGCTTCTGAAGCTGACGATAGAAGAATGAAATCTTGGATCACTGGATCTGTTGGTGGAAACTACACGAGCGACGAGGATGCAATGAACGTACATTTCTTATCTGAGAGATGTTTATGTGTTCAAGCTGCAAACAACTTTATCATGTTGAAATCTTCTGATGGAGTTATCGGTGACTAATTATTACCAATAGTAATTTTTACCCTCGTTGTACTGACGGGGGTAATTATTACCTTTATTAACATTTATATTATATTATATCATGAAAACAAAAAACGCCCCACAAAGCTGGGAAATAAAAGATAGACTTTATGTATTAAAGTCAGGAATACAACCATTAGTTTTTACACTACCATCTAGACATACCGGAAGGAAATCATTATTATGGTTTGACGAAGAGACTGGTGTTCAAAAGGAAATTAGATATGCTACAAATCAAGCATCACCGTTGGTTGAAGAACAGAAGGGATCGGCTACCTTAGGTCACATCGTATTTAGAGATGGAACCTTGCAAGTGTCAAAACAAAAACAAAATTTACAAAAGTTACTCTCTATATATCACCCCGCAAAGGATGTGTTATTTAAAGAACACGATGAGGTAGAGCTTGCGATAGATGATCTTGAATATATGAATTTAGAGATCGACGCTTTAATCGCTGCTAAAGATTTAGACATTGACGTGTGTGAAGCTATATTAAGAGTAGAAGTTGGTTCTAAGGTTAATAACATGACTTCTAAGGAGATTAAAAGAGATTTATTAATCTTCGCTAAAAGAAATCCTGCATTATTCTTAGATCTATTACAAGATGACAATGTTGAACTAAGAAACTTTGGTATAAAAGCTGTTGAAGCTGGAATATTAAAGCTTTCACCAGACCAAAGGAATTTTACTTGGACTAGTAACGGTAGAAAAGTTTTAACCGTTCCGTTTGATGAACATCCATATTCAGCATTAGCTTCATTTTTTAAGACTGACGAAGGTATAGAGATATACAAAAACATCGAAAAGCGATAATAACAATTGTAGGTGAGGCCTGCTTTTGTGGGCCTTTTCCTATAATAAAAAAATAACATGAGCGTAAATATAGATACAGTTTATCAAAGAGTATTAAACATTGCTAACAAAGAGCAAAGAGGATACATAACACCTCAAGAGTTTAATCTGTTCGCTAACCAAGCACAGATGGACATCTTTGAGCAATATTTTTATGATCTAAATCAGTTTGGCAGATTACCAGGCAATGATTCAACTTACTCAGACATGATTGATCTTTTACAAGAAAAAGTTGATGTCTTTGAAAAATTTAGACAAACTGTAACAATGAGTGCCCTAGGTGTGGGTGCCTTACCCACTAACTATAGAATGGGTGAATTGTACTATCTTAACTCAGGAAATTATGTTGAAGTTGAAAAACTACAACAAAACGAATTACATCATTATATAAACTCTCCTTTAACGTCCCCATCGGTTTCACTACCTATTTATGTAAACACATCAGCATCTGGTATACAAATTTATCCTACGAGTATAACTTCAGGAGTTACATGTAACTATATAGCTAGACCTGCTACTGTAAAATGGGCTTACACTGTAGTATTTGAGCAATCAATGTATAATGCTAATAACAGTGTTAACTTTGAACTACATGATTCAGAGGAGACAGAACTAGTTATAAAGATACTTTCTTTAGCAGGAATTATGCTTAAAGATCCTAACATGTATCAAGTAGCTAGTACAGAGGATCAGAAATCAACACAACAAGAAAAACAATAATAAATGGGATTATTTCAAGGAACACAACAAAACTACTACACCACTGCTTCTAGTTTCGGAAATTATCAAACTATAAGTCTTCAAGACATAATTAACAACTTTGAAATAGCTTATGTTGGTGAAGGTAAGATTATCCCTAAACAAAAAAGAAGCAATATAGTATTTTTTGCAAAAAGAGCTTTACAAGAGTTAAGCTATGATACTTTAAAAGCAGAGAAATCTCAAGAGATTGAAGTAGGTCCTAATTTAATTATGACTCTACCTCATGATTATGTTAACTACGTAAAACTTAGTTGGCAAGATTCTTCTGGGGTAGAAAGAATAATATATCCTACAGATAAAACTAGTAATCCTACGTCTATATTACAAGATGGTTCATACAACTATTTATTTGATAGTGAAAGTAATGTATCAAAAGCTACAGACTCTGATACTTGGACTAAATTCAAGAGCAGCTCCGCTGTAAATTCTACCGATGCAGGATCTGATAACGTTTTAGATTCTACAAGTGCTAGTGGTGGTAAGTATGGTTTAGATCCTACTACAGCACAGAGTAACGGTGTTTTCTATATTGACACTTTAAAAAATAGAATACATTTTAGTGCTGGTATTTCTAGCAAAACTGTTAAGTTAAAATACATATCTGATAGCTTAGCTACAGATGAAGAAATGAAAGTTCATAAGTTTGTCGAAGAAGCTATATATAAGTTTATTGCACATTCAGTTTTAGCTTCATCTTCTGGGGTACAAGAATACATAGTTGCAAGATTTAAGAAAGAAAAGTTTGCAGCGGTGAGAAATGCAAAATTAAGATTATCTAATTTAAAAATTGAAGAGTTAACTCAGATCATGAGAGGTAAGTCTAAACAAATAAAACACTAGCACATGCCAGAATTAAAGCACCACTTTCGTCTAGGGAAAATGAATAAAGACCTTGACGAGAGATTAGTTAACAATGGCGAATACAGAGATGCATTAAATATAGAAGTTGATAGCTCTGAAGGTTCAGACGTAGGTTCAGTACAAAATATATTAGGTAATACGATAGAAAACGTAAACACTTATAATTCTGATACTCTAGCATATACGTATTGGGGTAGTTCTTTTGGTTTGTCTAACGCAACTTGTATTGGAGTTATAAGAGACACTGAAAATGAAAAGATATATTGGTTTGTAACCTCTGATACCGCAGACTGTATAATAGAATTTAATCAAATAACTAAAGAGATCACGCCTATACTGGTTGATACTCAGAGTATATTGAATTTTTCTAGCACAAACCTAATAACTGGTATAAACATACTAGAAGGATTATTATTTTGGACAGACAATCTACATGAGCCAAAGAAAATAAACATATCCACTTTTAAAACAGCTAGCAACAACACTTTTACTCACACACAAATAAATAGTGGCAATTTTATAGAGGATCACATCACACTTATAAAAAAGTCCCCTTTAAATGCACCTACAATTGCGATGTCATTATCTAAAAGAGGTGGCATAATAGAATCTTCTACAAGTAAAAACTTTACTAGTGGTGGCGAGCCTTTGCCAACAACCACACCAGCCTTCACTTTATCATTTAATCCAGCACCTAACTTCTTAGTTGGAGACACTATTATACTTAGTTCTAGTGAGGATGATGCTAACTTTGAAGATGAAATAGAAGTTAGAGTTAAAATAACATCTATAATATCTAATACTCAGTTTTCAGTAACTTTACAATCTGTCTCTGATTTAGTACCTACTGAGACTATAGTATTTAAAGCTGTACTAGAACAAGAGGAACCTCTGTTTGAATTTAAATTCCCTAGGTTTGCTTATAGATACAAGTATGAAGATGGGGAATACTCTTGCTACTCACCGTTTTCTGAGGTGGCATTTTTACCTAGTGAATTTGATTACAACCCTAAAAAAGGTTACAACCTAGGTATGACTAACAATGTTAGGAGTTTAACAGTATCTAACTTTAAGCCATCAGACATACCTTACGATGTTAAGGAAGTAGACTTATTATACAAAGAATCTAATTCAACAAATGTTTACACAGTTAAAACTTTTGATGTAGACGATAAAGAATGGGCTTCTAATAGCTTTAACATCGAATCAGAAATAATATACGCTACTTTACCTAGCAATCAAATGCTTAGACCTTGGGATAATATCCCTATGAAAGCTAAAGCTCAAGAGGTTATAGGTAATAGAATAATATTTGGT